CTTGATGTCAGCGTAGTCTTGACTTTCATCTGACAACCACATTCTGTGCACCTGTGAGAACGCTTATCCCAGTGTTCACAGCCTTGACATGTACTCATTCTCAATTGCTTTACTTCGTCTGGGACGAATCTTCTTTTGAAAACATCTCTTGTAGCCCTTGCAAGGTCTTTTGCAGTATCTATAGAAACGGGTACACCCATTATTTTGGGCTTGGCTCTAGGTAGTTTCACACATATCCGTGCACGATTTCATTCAAAAGGGTTATTCATGCGTAGGTTATGCGAGCGTGTATGGGGGATGGTCGTCAGACAAAACGCTCTTGTCCATTTTGCCAGCACGAAGACCGTGATTCGATTGAACAAAACATCATTGATGGTATCGCAAACGTGCATATTTTAGACAAAGATATGGGCTGGAGAGCAAATACTGCTGAGCGTCACATGAAGAATCATGTTGGTGATTACCATGCAGGTTCAAATCATTCGTGCATTATCTGTACAAGTGACGATAGAAAGGTGTATGAAGTCGCTTACTTTGAAGGAGAGCGTACCACTGACGACATTGCAGAAGAACTGGACTGCTCCGAAGAGTTGGTGTACCGACACATGAAACATCACTTCCAACCTCTTGTCAAGAAAAGCGCAAATGCAATCGTAGCCATCAACGTCGGTCAAGAAATCGACATACTAAGGACTAATGTACAAGGTTTGAATGGTAAACTTTCTCAATTCATGAACGAAACCAGTATACATGACGACGGTGTTATCACTGACATGGTCAAGTTACACAAAGAAGTGAGAGAAACCCTCAAAGATTTAACTACTTATCAAGAGAAATGGGCTGAACCAACTGCCAATATCGCCAACAATACTATCAATGTGCTCAAAGTGGAACTCGGTAAAGAGAGCCCAGATACTTGGAAGAGAGTCAAAGCCAGCCTTCTTTCACAGGCAGATGGGAGCATCGATGAAGAACTTTTGGAAATTTTGTGAGGTGAGATGAATGCCGATGGCCACAGGTTCTGATACTCGTATGTACAGTCCTAGAAGTGAGTCTAATCTCGGATATTCCAAAGACCAAGAAAATTACCGACATGGTTACGGTGACCCTGAGCAAATGGAACTTGCTCGTGATAAGAAGCAAAAAGAATCAGAGCAAGCAACACTTGTCGATTCTCTTCCGCATTTACAAATTGAAGTTCCTAAACCAGAGCCCGACATGCCTATGCCGATGATGGAAGAAGAAGAGGAAGACCCTTTGATGATGGATGACCAATTCAACGAAGGGCAACAGTTTGGTGCGATGACAGGTATGCCCGATACGGGTAATCTGAGTATTGGTAATGCTACAGGTACTATGCCCGCTCCGGGCGGCATGCTCGCTACAGGTGAGCCGATGGGTGACGCTTGGTCGAGTTTGATGAAGGCTCGACTTGACAAAGTTAAGGGTGCAAAAGATAAGTCTTGGAAGCAAACTCAGTTTGAAACTCAACCCGGTGGTGCAGATATTAGCACAGGGACAAGTCGAAGAGCCAAGTTACAATCACGTTTCCTTCAACCTGCTAAGAAAAGAGGACTCGACAAGTCTCCTTTGAGCGTACATCGAACTCACTTGGGTATAGCAACAAAGCAACCGCTTCGTTTATTCCCAGAAAAGTACGGACATCAGATGGCAACTCAGGCTCGTCGAAAGTTGATGGGTAACATTCCTCAAACTCCTGCTGCTCATGGCTTCGGCCCTGAAACCAGTTACAATCCAAGAGCACCAAAGTCGGCTCCTTCTGGTGGTTTACCCTTGACAGAGCCAAGAGCACCTACTCTTAGAGGTCAGTCTTTGTCAAAGTCTGTTGATTTACTCAAAGAAGACGTTGAAGAAGTAAAGAAGAAAATGGATTACTTACATTTCGCTCAGATACGAAGATTACTTCGTCAATTAAAAGATGCTACTGAAAGGCAGGAAAGAAGGCTAAAGGCCGCTAGTTCAGGTGGTCATGGTAACAACCGAGAGGCTGGACACAGAGAGGGACAAGACAGCACAACCAAGCCAGAGGGGGCTACTGAAAATTTGGAAGATGACCCCAAAAACTGGGGAGCACCTTCCCTTCTCTTTCAAGCCAAAGGGAGTGGGAGGGTAGGCTGATGTTCAAAGTCCACTTTCCTGCATCGACTTACCTTTTGAAGCAAGTTCCATTTTTTGGAACAAACCACTTTTTGAAGGCTTATTTGAAAAGTCAAATGCTCGTCAAGAGTGCAGGTCTCATATACATGGGAGATGGTAAGCATACGCCTCACAGTTGGGCACCAACTGACAAGGGTCTGAGTCCTGACCCAAACGAGCCTGACCATCCTCCTTGGAATCACCATCCAGAAACAGGAGAACTTTTACCCGGCGGAATGCACCCGATGGAGTTTATCCAAAATGACTTAATGAACAGATACAGGATGAGTCCAGAGGAAGCATCGGGTATACTAGAAGATTCAAGAAACTTGTTTAATGAAAAGCATCGTATCGCTCACGGTGATGATGCAAACCATTTCCTACCTTCTCTCAACGACCCTGCTTGGCAAAAGGTATACGTTGGTAATCATTATGACCATGGTGATGACACTCATATGCGTGTCACAAGAGGTAATGACCCCCTTCTTTCCACTGGAGAAAGACCACTTCTTACTTATTTTTCAAACAAAGGTAACTTACCTTTAGAGGGTGCTGCGACTGGTAACTGGATTGACGGTGGCGCAGTCCACATGAATAGAGAAATTGGAGAAGTTCTCAAAGCCAGAGGCGTCGATACTCCTGAAAATATTGACAAATTAAATTATGTTAGATTCAATGCTCTGAAAGCAGGCGACTTGTCGGGCGGACAAGTTATGTCAATTGGAAAAACCGACTATGAAAAATATCTTGAAACAGGTATGTTATCTGACTTTTACCTTTCAGAACAAATGCGCCAAGCAAGAGACGAAAGTAAGATGCTTCCAGAGGTTCATCCTCATCAACTTGCACAAATATTACCTCCACAATTCTTTCAATTGGGACAGAGGAAAGGTCTGAAAGGTGAACAACTTGCAGAGGTTTTAGCAGAGCGAGGCATAGACCACGAGTTTTCCGAAGAAGAACTCGACGATATGGCTCGCACTCCGTTTGTAAAGACTTTATTCCAAACAGGTAAGCAACAACGATTAGGTTACAAAGGTACAGGTGCAGTAGGTACAAGCCACAAACTGTTTAATCAAATGATTGAGGCTATCGGTTCCTCTCACGATGATGAAAATTTAGCCTTTCACAGACAACATGCGAAAAGAGCCACACCAGAAGAAGGTAAAGGCTTTACAAAAACAGTCTATGACCGTACACAAGAGATTGTTACACACATGAGTAACGCCGTGCACAAGCGTATGATGCAAGGTATGTCGCAAGAAGAAGCAACGCAACAAGTGCTTGACGCTATGTCTCAACCTATTGAAGGGACAAGAGCATTGAAACCAAAGGATGGCGTTCAAGAAAATGCCATTTCACTTGTACAGTCTTTACTTGGTCACACTGGCCATGAGCCTTTTTCTCTTGGAGATGTAAGTATACCCACAGACCCAGATACTCACGCTGTTCCACAAGTTTCACTACCTGAATTCGATAATCACCAGCATCCAGAACACTGGCATCATCGAGTTATGGTCGACAATTCGGCACCTGTAGGGGCGGCTGTAAGAGAGCCACCAGCACCAACAATGACTCAACAACCTAAACCTATTGATGTAGATTGGGGAGAAACTCCCGCACCTGCTGCGCCTCCTGTCGCTGCGCCTCCTGCACCTGTAAGAGTACAGCCTCCTCAACAACGAGGCATGTCGCCTGAGCAATATCGCAGTCTTACTCGACCGGCTGTTCCTTTGGAACAAAGTTACATGCAAAGAATAGGACTAGACCCTCGACAGATGTTTTTTGATATAGGTACTGCTGGGCTTGTACAACAAGACCCTGCTTTAGCAAAGAGTTCGTTTGATACCGGCATGGATAACATTAGGAAAAAGATTGGTTACTTTGACGGATTTTTGAGGGGGGAGCGTTAATGGGTGAGGTACTGGTTAAACAAGCAGTAGAAGCACAATACCCAGTCGGTGCAGGTGCGCCGATTTTAGTTCTTGGAGGCGGAAGAGGCGGCTCAGGTGGTCAAGCCAGAGGTACGACTATGAGAGAGCGAGCCGGTGGATTGGCAGGAGGACTTGTTGGAGTGTTAGGTGCTTTAGGAGGTCAACAACGAAGTCTTGGAGGACTTGCTCAATCTGCAATAAGTGGTGGAGCACAAGGAGCAGCCTTGGGCAGAAGTCTAGGTAGAATGACGGTAGGTCGAGTAGGTCAGGCTAGAGCGGACATGAGAGAAGCAGGTAGGCAGGCTAGGGCGGAAGAAAGGGCTAGGTTGGCCGAAGCCACTCGTGCAAGAGGAGAAGGATTCGGCTCAAGTATAAGTCCAGCAGCCGCACTTCGCCGCCGTCAAACAAGGATACGAGACGAAGGTCAACAAGAACTTGAAAGAGTAAACCGTGCGAATCAAGCACGTTTAGAGTCTCAGCGGCAGGTTTCGGATTACTTAGTAGGTCAAGAAAAAAGAAGGCGAGAAGGTCGAGAAAAGGTCATGGGTACCGAAGAGGCTCAAAGAGAAATGGACGCTATGAGGTCTGATTCAGAAATAGGTCAAAACATGAAGGACATTCTTTCTAGTATGGGTATGTCTGACTCTGAGATAAATGCTGCTTTCCAACAAGGTGGTGCTGCTGCTCGCCAAGGGCAAAAGCAACAACAAACTAATGCCGTCAGAGTGGTAGGAGGCAAAGTTCTTGTTAATAATGAAGAATTACAACCTGACGAACAAGGTAATTATTCTGCGCCGGGCATCAATATAAATGGCTCAGCAGTTATGGGTGGCGGTAAGAAAGTAAGGGATGATATGAATCGAGCAATGGGTGAGCACTTCGCCGCTGGTGGTAAACCCGGTGATGCTGCTGCTGCTATGAAAGAAGCAATGAAGCAATCATTGGCTCAACAAAATGATGTCAGAGTTGTTACAACAGCAGATGGTAGACAGGTAGGAGATGCTAACCAACTGGCAGCACAACCTGCGAACAGTAGAATTGGACAGCCAGTACCGGGTTCTGTGAGTAGCGGTAATGAAAGTGCTGACCCTCAAGGGACCCAAGTAAATGCGGCGGTTGGACTCAATACTGATAATGAACAAGTTACCCCTAACGCAATGCAGCCACCTCAAGGACAGGAACAGTTGCCAAACGCTAATGAACAAGCATTTGAGGCTATGCGAAGGTTATCGCAAGAAAAAGAAAGACGGGAAAAGGAAACACGGCAAATGATGGGTGCAGGTGAAGATGAATCATTAGGTAAATTTGGTATGACAATGGAGTGATGAAATGTGTCTGATGTTCAGAAACTCATTCACGAAATGGACATAGAGATGTCCAAGAAGTCATTTGATTACTTCTTTACAGAAATGCTTGGGTTTGATTTTTCTGACCATCACAAAAAATGGCTGGATGGTCTGAACGGTAATCGTTACTACTGTGTAAAAGCGAGTCGTGACCACGGTAAATCTGTATTCTTCATGTCTTATGCGCTTTGGTTAGCAGCATTTCAGCCCAATACACACATCATGGTGTTCAGTCACAGCCTTGAGCAGACGCTAGAGCACATGCGATTTATCCGAAACAACATCGAATCCAGTGACATTCTCAAACCTCTCAAGCCAACTGGTAAGCCTTGGGCTAAATCTTACTTTGAATTTACCAATGGCTCTCGTATCATGGCAAAGTCGGTTGGTGGTGCTACTCGTGGTTTCCACCCTGACGTTGTAGTATGTGATGACATTCTTTGGGGTACGACTGCATCTGAACTACAACGTGCGGCTGACTGGTTCTATACTGTCTTGCTTCCTGTTTTGCACCACACTGGTCGGTTGATGATGGTAGGTACACCGTTTTCTTACAATGACTTGTATGCTGAATTAGAAGACAAGGATACGTTCCAAGTCGAGACATACCCTGCAATCAGACCGAATGGTGAACCTCTTTGGCCCGGACGATGGCCCCTTGATGCTCTCAAACAACGTGAAGAATCGATGCCCGCTATCAAATTCGCTCGTGAATATCTGTGTGAACCTATCCACGATATGTCGAGTATGTTCCCGATGGGTCTACTAGAGAAGGCAAGAGATAGTAACTTGATATTACTAGACAAAGCCGAAAAAGACTTTGACGAAAACGGCGAGGCTAACGGCGTGTTTGGTCAGCACTTTGTTGGCTGGGACCCTGCGATTGCTTCTGATGCAAACGCTGACTATACTGCTATGATGATTTTGAGAATACTACCTGATAGTGAAGAAAAACAGTTGGTGTATGTGTTAAATCAAAAAGGTATGAACAGCACAGCGCAGAAGAGACAAATCATTATGCTCAATAATCGCTTTCAGCCAGACCTGATTGAACTAGAAGGTAATAACTTTCAGCGTATGTTTGAGGCTGAACTAAAAGATATGAGAGAGGACATACCCATCAAGACATTCATGACCACCCGTCAAAAGAAAGAGAGTATGTTTATGTCTCTGCTTATGGCATTTGAACAAGGTCAAATCAAAACACCTTGGGGTGACGAGAAAAGTAAAGAATTTACAAGAGCACTTGAAACGCAGTTAAGTCGATTTGGTATGCAAAAGAATGGGAGACTAGAAAGTGTGGGCTCTCACGATGACTTGGCCATGGCTCTAGCACTGGCTAACTGGGCTACAAAGGAGTTCAAAGGAAGCATTGTTCTGCTCGATGACTATCTTGATGGATTCAACGATTGGTTCGGAGATGTTCCTCAAAGAGCGGTGGCAGGAGCCAGTTGGTTCACAATATAGTTAAATGAAGTCTTAAGTTGGAAATCATATGTGGCCAAGTCTTGCAGTAGGTAATCCTTCCAAAACAGTAGACATGGGTCATGACTTACTTACTACAATAGCATCAAACTTAGCCATGCACCCTAACGTAGATGAAAACATAGCAAAGTCAATTGCTTCGCAAACAGTGATGTTTACCGAAGAGTCTTTGCCTGAGACAAAATATGCTGCCTTTTCTCCAACCGGAGAGGGGTGGTTTGAAGACCGAATAGGTAAAAGTGCAAATAGTGTTATACGAGATTTGAGAAAAGCCCGTCGTGTTTTCAAAGAAGACAAAGCAGAGATTGACCAAATCATTGCGAGTGTAAGGGCACTCAAGAGTGCAGAAGTAGAGGCAACACTTTCGCTCTTACCTTGGGGTAATGAGTACCATGATACCATGAGAAAGATGGGGTTGACCGACAAAGACATGCGTTCTCTTCGTCTGTTTGGCAATACACGTAAGTCAAGTCTTATGCGAGCCTGTCATGTCTGGCAAAGTGCAGAAGACGCTTTAGCCAAACTCGATGAGTACGAAGATGTGTGGGGAGAAGAAGAGCGTAACGCTTGGGTCAACGCCATGGGTATGAAAAAAGAGGCTAGAAGCATTTGGAGAAATGCGCTTCATCAATTCGATAATCTGAGTACAATACAGAAAAAATGGTTAGATATGGCCAAGGCAGAGATACAAGAGAAAGGGGCCATGACTTCAAGAGCCATTGCGAGTAATCTAGTGGAGAAAGGAGTCAAGCGTGTCAATGCAAGTAAACTTTCACAATTACTAAAGATGTATGGTGAAGAAATCAATATTGTAAAAGGCCATCGTAAGAGCGAATATCTTTGTTTAAGTAAGGAAGGTTTGATTATTAAGGACCCATGGGCTTACGCAGCGGGCTTTCTCGATGCTGATGGTTACATCACCATTACCGAGAGAGGAGAACCTAGAGCAGGTTTTATCGCCACAGGAGAGAGGGGTAGAATGCATTGTGAACAGTTGCACAAAAATATAGGTGCAGGTGTGTTGCAACTTGACCAAAAGGTATACTCGGATAATCAACGGAGTCAGCATCGAGTGAGTTTCTATTCAAAAGATGATTTGGCTAAATTACTTGGCCAACTTACCCCACACTTAAGAATGAAAGACATGCAGGCGAAAGCAGTGATGGCTTACATCAATGAATCTGACCCAGTCAAGAAAACGCAATTGAAACGCTTTGTTCAGTTTTCAAATAGAGACGGAACAACCAAAGGTAAGGAGTCACTGCGTGAGTGGGGAGTGGACCGAGATACAGTAATTAGTTGGGCGGAGGGATTGTAATGGCAGAGAAAGGAAGAGTTGGCAGAATATTAGATTCAATCACCAGTCCTTTCCGCCGAAGGACAACTCCAGAACCACAAATGCCCCTCTGGACGACTGGTATTCAAGAACCAGTTCTTGTACAAGGTATTACGATACCTGCGCTTTATGCAGTAGCCAATGAAAATTTGATTTTAAGAACGGTGCTTTCTACTCTTCAACAAGAAATATTTCGACGTGGTTACTATTGGGAAAAGAAATTCAATAAAAAATGCACAGCATGTGATGCAGAATTTCAACATGATGTGAATGAATGCAAAGAGTGTGGTAGCACAGAAATGGCAGAGCCTGACCCAAATCAACTGGTTTATCCTCGATGGTTACTTGAAAAACGTAACTCAATGGAACAGACGTTTATGGACGTATTACGTGAACTTGAATACGACTTAAATATCACAGATGATGCTTTTATGGTTCTTATCAAGGAGTATTACATTGACCCTGAGACAAAAGAGATGGCATTTTATCGAGTGAAAGAAATCGTTCGTGGTGACCCTATCTTCATGAGAATAATCGCAGATAAGCGTGGGGTAAGAGGAGGCAGGTTCCGTGTTTGTCCAATACATCGAACAGAAGTCAAGTCATACTCTGAACAAGAAAAGAACTGTCCGACATGTGGTATTGAAATGGAGGACGTGCATCATGTCAATACGGCAGGTTCGGGTAAGACCCAATATTATCTCAAGGGTGAAGTTATTCACGTTAGTAAATATCAACCTTCTAAGTTGTATGGTCGAAGTCCAGTTTCGACACTCTGGCGACAAGCCATGACTTTGACAGCCATGGACAACTACATGTACACTGCTTACAGTAAGCGTAGGATTCCAAGAGGTATTCTTAGTATATCGACAGACAATCTTGAATCGATGAAGTCTTTTTGGAAATCTACTGATGAAAAATTAGAACGTGACCCTCACTACATTCCAAAGATTGCAACAGAAGGCTCTGGTAAAGGTGGTGTCAATTGGGTTAAACTCATGGACAGTCTTGAAGAAATGCAGTATATACCTGCTCGTGATGAGATGCGTCAACGTATCGCAGCCTTCTACGGTGTATCTAATGTGTTCATGATGGATACTGGTAAGTCTGGTGGCCTGAATAACGAGGGTATGCAGATACTTGTCACAAACCGTGCTGTTGAATTCGGACATAAAGTATACACAGAACATCTATTTCCACGCATGGCTGAACAAATGGACGTTACTGATTGGAAACTCACACTCTATCCAAACGAAGAGGAAGATGAAGTCACTCGATTACGACGTGATGAAATGGAAGTTAACATCGCTCAACGTATGATGATGATGGGTTACCAGCCTACATTGGTCGAAGATGCAAATCGTGACATACGATTTATCTACAAACAACCCGACCCTTCACAACAACCACCTGCACCTCCACAAGGTATGCCACCGGGTGGTATGCCAATGGGTGGTATGCAAATGGGTGGAGGTATGGGAACTCCGGGTGCTCTGCCCTCACGTAATATTCCACCGCAACTTGCAGCCCAAATGGGTCGTCAAGCACAAACTCCCGGCATGGCAAATCCGGGTGGAGAGGGGATGGGTATGAGAAACAGAGGACCAGCCAGCCCTCAAAACAGGTCAACAATGGGAGCAGGGGCTCCTTTCTCTAGTGTTCAGCAGAGAGGTTCACCGATGGGAGGCGTACAACAGGCTTCTCAAAGTATAATGGATGCACGTAATTTGAGGGGTGCTTGAGGAGAAACTTAAAGTCAAGTGGTGTATTGGACATGGGCATGGACTTAAAGAAATTGGACCCAATGGCAAGAAAAATGCGTTCGCATGTTGATGCATTTTACAAGGCTTTGGAACTCAACGATGGCTCATCTGCAAGCAGCCACATCAATGAAATCGTAAAGTATGCTGACTATCTAAGCAAGGATATTGACAGCGCAGTTATCAAGCAAGATGACAGGATGATTGGAGTGAACGATATTTATGCAGGTGGCGTACCAGTCAGAAAAATGAACGAAGTACAAAGTGTACACGAATCAACTGACAGAGTATTACCGGGAACTATCCGAACCAGCCGATTTGGAACCATTAACCGAAGACTTTCCAATCGCACACTTTGAGGTGATTAGTTGAGTGAAGAGGGTAACTCGGCTGAGAAATTGATGGGTGCATTGATTAGTAAGATGGAAAGCATGGATGCAGGTATTCAAGTTCTCAAAGCAGAGAACGAACAACTCAAGGCTATGATGCAAAATCCGGCAGTGATTTTGAGGAAAGCAGGGTTTGTTTCAGCATCTACTCAAATGCCACAAGACGTTGTTGAAGACGGATTTAGAGGTGACGTAAACGATTATATCTTGAAAGGCGAAGACGGATTTGAAATGCCCGTACCTAAGACTAATGAAGATTTCCACAGCATGGATTGGTCAGATATCCATGCTTTAGCAGAACAAGCCAAGAGCGCAGGAGCGATTGGTAACCAAACAGGGATAGAGTGAATAATATGAAACCAAGAAAAGCAGTACCAAACGACAAAGCATATGCTTTACTCAAAGCAGCAAAGCAACTTGAAGACAGAATTGCCAAGAAAGAAGGCAGTCAACCTGACTATTCTGGACAAGATGCTGGTAGCACTTCCGGCTACGCTCGTTTAGAAATACAACCATCTGGTGTTCCAAACGCTTTCTACAGCACAAACAACGTCATACCAGAGGTTGAAGATGTAGCAAACAAAGGTGCCATTTCGGAAAACAGTGATGTTACAACAAGAGAGTCTCCTTACTACCCGACTGCATTCAGTACCACAGGTGCTCTTGAGAACTTCACAGGCGGCGACGGTCCAACCATGACCGATGTAAAAAAGTCTGTAGACCGATTGTCCAGCCGTCTAAATTAAGCGGCTGGTGATGATTCTGAGAGATACTCCCTTGGACACATTGGACAGGGCTCGTGTCACGTTTGTAAAATCATTACATGATGGCATTGGTAAACCTGATGCTGGTGCTGAATTTTACTTAGCAGCCGTTAGTGCTGAAAGAAAGGGTTACGAATTATCAAGTGATGACGAGTCACTCATTAGAATGTTTCATTCAGTTATTAACAAAGAAGCATATGAAGACACAAAAGTACAGATGACCGGGCCCTCGTCTAGGTTTAATTTAGACCAAGAAATGGGTTTGGAACAAACACTTGCGCAACATGGCGGTGGTGTTCAGCAACAAAATGTTGGCATGATGCTCGCCCAAAACGGTGGGCAACTTTCAGACATGCCTTCTTACAAAGAAGACAGAGTTGTACCTCCTAATCCTGCACTAGGATTTTCGGGTATGCAGTTTCAAATGACTGATGGTCACCCTGACGACCAGTATAGAACTCACAACTTTATTGGTTCAGACATGAACCCTATCCACGGTAAAATGCACACATTGGTTTCCGGCTTTTACAAGAAAGGTAAGGATGGTATTTCTCAAAGTGAAAAAGACGCTCACAAAGAAACAAGATGGGAAGACCATGTATCGATGGATAATGCGGCTGATTTTTTAGTGAGACCGTATCATTATGGTCAACTTGATACTGACAATGCAACGAACCATGCGATTTATGAAAAACATTACAAGGATTGGAAACACGCAAGTCCTTCACTTGTTGAGCAAATAACAGACAACTTTGCACAGCAAGGGATACTTGATGATAAGCAAATAGAAGACGCTCTGAGAAATTTACACCTCAGTGGTTTAGAGAAAGAGTGGGAATCGAACTTGGGCCTGATGGACTATCTGTTTGGTATGGAATTATTTTCACCTGATGAAAGAAACAAAGCCTATGAGCACATTGCCAGACATGGTGTATCGAACGATAACAAACCTTTGAAATTCGACAGACACGATAACAATCCCGATTTCATTCCTCGACTTATCCGTAACTTTCATCAAAGATTTTCTGGACTCTATAACCACTGGATAAGAAATCCTAAAGGGCCCGGAGAGCCTACTAAAAACATACCAATAAGACTTCCAGAGGAAGCCGAAAACATCAAAACAATACATAACTACAACGCTATGACAAATCATCAGCCGTTTGGTAAAAAGAACAGTTATGAAAGAGCCGTTGACTATTACAACAAAATGTTGCCTCTTCTGTTGGACGAGGGAGACGACAGTTCATACCGGCTTTCATACAGCGAAGTGCCGTCATTGTATACGAATGAGGCAGGAGATATTGAAGAGTTAGGTGTGAAGCCGATAGAAGAAAGAGTACCGACTGGTGAAAAAGACCATGCTGGTAAGCCTGTATATACAACGAGGCATAATCACCCTAACTTTAGATTGATGAACTTGTTACTCAATATAGACAAGGACGGTAAGTTATACGAAGACGAACAGCATCCTTTGTGGGGTATGTCTTGGAACAATAAAGATTCACCTTTCTCTCAAGATGAAATCGATGAGATATTGAAAGAAAGAGAAAAGCAGGCTTTACAAGAAGAGGGTGCTGCTAGAACAGCAAGAACTCATGGCATTTTTCATTATGGCTCTTTCGTCGATGAAAATGATTACGACTATACTGACGATAGTGAAACACTGGCTACTTATTGGCAAAGGCCCTTTTTCAAAGGAGGGCTTGGTAAACATGCAAACGAATTATTCAATTTACTTCATCATCATACTCTACTCTTCAATCCAGAGTTTGCAGAGCAAGAAGAAGAAGCCGACCCTAGAGGTAGCATTGACCTCAGTGACTATTACCCAGAGGGTATGATAGAAGAGGAAGAAAAGAAAGATGAGAAAACTCCAACTGGCTATACACCAAGGATTAGTACAGATGGAAAACGCCGTGAGAGTTTGCTATTTGGTAAAACCAAATCAGGTAATAATATAGACATAAGGCATAATGTATCAGGTTCTCAACTTATCAACAGCATGTTACCTTTACTTGGACCATTTGCTCATCCCAATCAAAACCTGTTCCAGTTGATGGAAAAGGGCAAAGTGAAAAACATGAACGTAAGAGGTGACGTGCAAGACGCTTCGATGAATATGAGTCCTTACAACGCTTTTCACTCTTCAAGTAAAAAAGGTATATCTGGAGAAAACAGACAGGTATCGAGACATACTGCTTCTTCTGATGGAGCCTTTGTCAACCAGCAAAACAGAATAAGACACGATGCGAGAGAAAGAGGTGACGATGCTACCGCTCACCTTGCGAGAAGTAAATTGAATGGAAAGGTCGCTAATCATTTAACAACTGTCAATCCATTCAGTTTGAAGCAAAAGAATCCATTTAGTCAACATGGTTTTAGGACTATAAATTCACACATCTATCACGACATAGGTAAGCGGCTAGGTTTTTCTCAAGCACCTATGATGCCTTATCCAAGTGCTCTGCAACCTAAAGATGCTCGTACTTCTAACACACTTCACTTTGACGAAGACCATGACAGGACACTTGACAAAGAACCCTTCATCCCTCTTGCAGATTATGACAATGCAATCGACCAAGTTGAGAGCGACTATTCACAAGCCTTACTGAATCTTGAGAGGGGTCGTCAAGAAAGAAAACGTAGATTCGGCAGAAACATTCGACCTGTCCAACAAGGACAAGAAGAATTTGAAAGTCCAAGACGTGCACAGTTTGACAAAGACTCAGAAAAATACAAAGACACCAAGAAACTAATCGAAGAAGAGTACAAGCGTAGATTAGCCAGAATAGAGAGTAAATTTCAGATGAAAAATACACCTGCTGGCTCTATTAGGATGGGAACTCAATCAATTGAAGTACCGTCTATTATGTTGAAACCTGTACTTTCTGCCCCTCAACCAGAGCAAGGTGAAGAAGGTATAGGTGAAGACTATGCAAATTTGGTCAGTAACCATAGTAGATTGAGTGACATATTAGAAAACGAAAACTTGTCTCCTGACGAGAGAAAAGGTATATCTCGACAAATTTCAGAAATTGATGAACGATTAGATGCAATGGAAGCGACTGACCGGCCAGAAGACACAGGTCAGCATACTTACGGAGGTAGCGGTCACAGTAATACATTACATACCAAGATAGATGCTGACACAAAAGCCATCGCTCAGAGCGGTCAACATCTTCAAAAAAGACTCAGTCCAGAAGAGATGGCGCATATATTTGACCCTACACTCCCCCACGAAACTGTAGCGGCTAATATTCGTATGTTTGCAATGTTTGCAAATGACTTTTTACAAATGGCTCCACACGAAAGTCACGGTATACAAACTCAAGGTAACACGGTATATACAGAACAAGGTAACCAGCCTCAAGCAGAAGTCGGCAAAGGTATCAAAGGCTTGGTAAGAAGAGCAGGTACACCGATTGACCTAGAAGGGTTATTTGAAGAAGGAGATGAAAACGCAGTAAGTCAGTTAATGGATGTACTTGGATACGACAAGAAAAATCCACAACTTCGACAAACTGCGATTAATTATATGCAATACCTCGCTAATCAAAGAGCAGGTAAATCATTTGCACCTATCATGACAGTTAGGCAGGTCTTTGAAAGTATGTACCCTGATATTGATGTCGACGAAGTGCTTTCTAAAACTAAGAAAGCGCACGGTGCGGCTAAGCGTGACCCTGAATCAGTTAGTAAAATCAAAAATTTATTTTCTTCACTAGGTAGTGAACAGACTCGTAAACAATTGGGTCTCGATATACACATGGCTCATAGCACTGATGACCGACATCCCAAAGACACCTTTACTACAAAACCCTCCAGATTTGGAAATGCTACGCGGAAGAGACACAGGAGTGCAGACCGTTATCACAACTTGGTTCAAAAATTAAATTCAATCGTCACGGAACTACCAGAAGTCGAGGCTGCTAAAGAAACATTTGAAGAAAAGAGTGGATTAAACACAGTGCCGGTTGATAGGTTCAATCATGACTCTCATACAGTCAACAGTTACTACAATTCTTCTGGATTCAGGCACGAGTTCGGACACCTGATGTTTCCCAATTTTGACTATGACATTTCTCCAAATGGCGAAACGTCTATCAAGTTAATTCCAGAGGGTCACCCTCAGAGACTGGTACCGCCTTTGCATAACTTTTGGCAAGCCATATCTCCTCCAGAGTGGATGAACATGCTTCAATCACAAGACCCTATGCATGTAAACGCAAGGGCTATGATGAATACACCTGATAGATTAGGACCACAATTTATACAAAACTCAGTTGGCCGTCGACCTAACAAAGACATACACAGTACAACAAAGTCGATGGGACTTGCTGACTTGACCAATCCTGATTTGATTCGTAAGGACTTGGGTCCAGAAGTACCTATTCTCCAACCTATGCATCGTATATTTGAAATTAGTGACCTTGAACATTTGCGTGGATTCTCAGGTGATTGGGTAGTCTCACACATGCCAGAAGGTCAAAGAGGCTTTGTTAAGAAAGAAGATGACAAGGTAGAATCAGAAACATTTGCCCTGTCCGATGAAGACAAGAAAAATTTCAAAGAAGTAACTGACGAGGACTTCAATGCTGATGTCATAAAGTTAGAAGATGGGTACTACATCTTTGATGTCATAGAGTTTGCTGGTAAAGAAGTGCACGAAGTTCCTATATCTGACCGAATCAAAATACTGAGAGGCGGTATGGAAGGTATACAGAATGTGCACTTACCCAGTGCCAGCGACACTCGGCTTACAGATGATGCAGGGCTTGCATCTACTATCAAGGACTTGAAGAAAGAACATGACAGTCTTTTGCTACGAGATGCTAAGTCAGTTTACATGGCTGGTGAGTTGAGACATCCAAAGTGGGTTATGCTTAAGCCCGGACAGGATGTTGTTCTCAGAGTGTTAGAACGAAGAGGCAACGGACCTTACACATACAGACTTGGTACTGGACCTATTACTCAAGATGAGAGCATTGGTAATCGTGCTGTTGAATCGGACGGAGAAACTTACATGGATGTGGGGGCTGCTTTCAATAGTCCTGAAAAGTACAACGAAGGTGACCATGTACGTGTTAATGTTACTAACGTCAGTAAAGTAGAGTCAGCAGAAGATAACAATGTATACACTTTGACAGGTTCTGAAATTGTAGGAGAAGCCGAAGGAGAAGGTTTGGTCAGTCAAGAAACGCTCGGTATGCTCGCAAAGTCAGAAGATGCACAGTGGCTTTGTGAAGTTCATAGGGCTAAGTCGGGTATACGAGTAGTTATGCCACAGGGAGATGTAGTGTACAAGGCTACAGAATCAGGAGAGCACTGGACAGTGCACAGTCCTCTTTCTAGTAACGGCTATCTTATCCGTTTGTCAGAAAGTCAAAGGATGTATTGGAGTCCAATAGCAGGTGCACTTCTCAAGGCTGATGTCGAGATTAAAGAAGAAGTTCACGAAAGTCAAGGTGATGCGAAGCCTCTCATACCTCCAAAGAAGGTACAAGATGCAGAATGGTGGAAAAAGAAAGAAAAGCAAAAGGTATTGGTCAAAGGACTATCGCTTGTTGACAAGTTTCTCAAGAGTTCTATAGGTGCAGTTGGGGCGGCTAATGCTGGAGCCAAAGGTCTAGGGTTGGACTATGCAACACCTATAGAATCGCCTATGGGTCCGACAAACCTCCACGACGAGAAGACAATGCCAGATTATGACAATAGAAAAAGGCCCGGAGAAGATTATACTATTCCAGAAAAAGAAGAGGACGAAGAGCCTGACAAGCACATGGTAATTCCTGTAGAAAACGGGACACTGGAGATTGATTCTGAAAAAGCCATAGTTCGTATTAATTAATATAGTATGAACATTCTCTATAGAAACAATGGCAGCGTTTGCAGCACTAAGGACTTCCCCCGTAAATCACGGTGGTAGCATTAGTATACTCAAGGCTGACAGTGACCTTGTAATCGCTGGATATGCCAGTGTAGAAATGGTAGACAAGCAAGGTGACCTAATCACTCGTGGTGCTTTGAAAAATGCTTTCGGTGACTTTATGAAAGCAGACGGTTTCCGAAATGTGCAACTTGCACATTCTAATATTCAAGTGGGAAGCGTTATCCCATCTTACACTGACTCAGACGGTCGTGTTTGGAAGTCTGGCGTCGATGACGCTGGAATGTTTGTAGTCATCAAACTACGTGATGACATCGAAAAGGCTCGTGAAGTAGCCAATGAGATTCGCAAAGGTGCCCTTCGTGGGTTCAGTATTGGAGGACAAGCATTCAAGAGAATGCGAAAGAGTGACCAGCAACACGGTGACTACACAGAAATCTCCAAACTTGAACTTCATGAAGTAACTATTTGCGAGAAAGGTATTAACCCGGAGGCGACATTCCGTATATTGAAGGAGGACACATCTATGACAAACGAAGATAATGTATTGGGCGAATTGTCTACTGTGCTTGACAGACTGAATGGCCGATTAGACGCCATGGAAAAAGGCGAAATGCCAGAAGGTCTGAAAGAACGCATGGAAGGCAAGGATAAGAAAAAAGAAAAAGACGAAGGTGAAGAAATGGCCGAAGAAGGAGAAGACAAAAAAATGTACGGTGCTGAACACAAAGGTATGCACGGTGACATGGCAAAAGGAGAATACTCCGATGTTATCTCAAGCGAATACCTAAACTGGATGGAAAACACCCTAAAAGGACAAGGTGTTGACATTGGCGGTGCTCGTGCTCACTTCGATGACATTTCCAAGGCTAACCTCGGCAGCACTCCTGAGCAAATCGGTGACGGTGCTGAATACTTTGCTGGACAAGTAAAGGGTCGTGCTCAAGAAGGTGGCTCCCCATCAACTAACGCTATTGGTAAACTCAACAGCGGTGGCAGTGGAGAAGTCGCTAAAGGATACTTGCACCCTGACTCTGTTTCCTCTTCTGACTTGGAAGCCGCTTACGAAGTCTACAAAGCCGCTGCTTTGGAAGAACAATTCAAGAGCAACTTAGGCAACGTCTTCGCTGACAGACTCCAAAAGGAACTTTACAGCAAAGCACAAGCCCAAGAAGCAGCATCTTTCGATGCTCGCACACCACTCGCTAACATTGAGAAAGCACTAGGCGACCTCAGTGACAGAATCGACAACATCAGTAAATCTGCTCCAGAAGCAGGAACTGAAATCAAAAAGCATATTTCCACTGTGGAGATTCCCTCAACCGAGGAACTCGCCAATATGGACTGGGGTGACGTACACCGTCTCGCTGGGAGCGTGTGGAACTAAGGAGGAATTTAAATGGCAAGAAATTATATGAGAACAGTAAACGATATGGAGCGTTATTATTACGGCGCAGGAAGTTCAATGGGCTACTCTTACAGTGGCTCTGAACTTTTGAAAGCCGATGCACCGCTCTTGAGCACAACCGCTGGTACATACCAAGCAATCTACGGTCGAAAAGTCTGGAGTCAATTGAACCAAGAGTTCAACGCTTTCAGTGTTCTACCTAAGAAACCATGGGACCGAAGTGGATGGAGAGTTGTAACCGCTCGCCCTGACTCTACAAAAGGTGGAGGCATTGCTGAGAACGGAACACTTCCAGACACAACCAAGCCTACTTTCCAAAACGTAGCAGCCAAGCCAAAGACCATTGCTCACTCATTCGATATGTCTGAGACAGCAATTTTCCTTAACGACAAGGATGACGGTCTTGGTGACATCCGCAGCGTCTTGAAAGAAGAAATGGGTAAGCACCACGCAGAGATGATTAACGAAATGCTCTTGCAAGATGTAGACACCCCTGCTGGAAACGACTACGAGTCTCTTGACCGTATCACTTGTGGTTCTATCACTGCAAGCGGAAACGCTGCTAACACAATGGATTTCGGTGGAGCAGGTGGCGACTACGGAGCCGCTACTGATGCAGACATTTACAGTATCGACCGTGATGCTACAGCCAATGCTTGGTCTGAAGCAGAAGTCAACACTTCTGGTGTAAAAGGAACAAACCGCAACTTGTCACTTGACATCATGGATGACCTCTTCCAGAAAATCTGGGTACGTGGTGGAAATCCTAAAGTCATCTTGACTGGATACGACACTTTGATGAGAATCCAACAACTCTTGCAAAGCCAACAGAGGTTCATGGAAGAGAAGAGAGTGGTTCCAACCTACAACGGTGTGAAAGGTGTACCCGGTGTCGAAGCCGGATTCATCGTCGCTACCTACAACGGTGTT